CGTGTTGTATATCTTGACCTTGATACATTGATTGTAGATAATATTGATTGGTTGTTAGAATATGATGGTAACTTTATGGGTATTGAAGACTTAGGTTCTATCAATAAACATCAAACATATCTTAAATCTAGATTACAGTCTGCTGTAATGTCATGGGACTATCAGTTAAATGGGCATATTTGGGAAAGGTTTATCTCTAGTAATGAAGCAGGAAGATTTAGAGGTGATGGTGAATACCTAAATCATATTATTCCAAAATACCAAAGAGACTTCGTCCAGAAAAAGTATAGAGGTAAATTGAAGTCATATAAGTATCAAGTATATTCTGAGGGCATTACAGACAATCTCTCTATTATCTGTTTTCATGGAAGACCTAGCATTCCACAAGCAATGACTGAAACAGTAGAGATTGGATGGAATGGAGTAGAGCGAAGAGTATTTGAACCTCAAGATTGGATTAAGGATTATTGGAGATAGTTTAGTATGGCTAAAGTGGCACATATTATTGGTAATGGTGATTCTTGTGTATGGTATAAACCTGCCAAGGGATTAAAGATTGTTTGTAATCTTCCGCCTATGGAAGTTCCGAATGTCTACGTTTCCTGTATGGTCGACTTCAAGATGATGAAAGCACTTACTGAGGGCGATTTTCAAAATCCTTATACATGGGTGCTTGGATATAGACCTAAAATCTGGATGCAAAAGAATTCTGGTTTCTATATGCAAAACTCTGCTAAGATTAAAGAGTTCTATACAGAACTTCCTCCATACGCAGGGAAGGGTGGTCAGGGATATACCAACTTTAACTGTGGGCATTTTGCTACACACTGGACAGCAAACAAGGTCGGTGCAGAGGAGATTCATATGTATGGATTTGATTCTATCATGGACTTTGATATTCGTTCTAAAACTGACTTTCTTCTGCCCTCTGATAGAGGTTCGATGAACACTCAGAGATTATCTCATAAATGGAGAACAGTTTTCAAAGGTATCTTCGAAGAGTTCAAGGATACTCAATTCGTCATTCATCACAAGCACAACAATATCAAGTTTCCTAAACCTGACAATGTAGATATTGTCGTGCATAAAAATGGTTGACTTTTAAAATATATGTGGTAGAATATTCTGGTATCAATAAAGGAGTATGATATGCCAAGAGGTCGTCCCAAGGGTTCTAAGAATAAACCCAAAAAGAATAATGGTGAGTTGACTCGTGGAAGCGATATTGAAAATAGAGAGAATTTACAATTCGAGAAAGGCAGAGTTGTAATCTCAAATTTCAATCCTAAAAAGAAAAAGATGACTGCAAGACTCTATGGTTCGTTGAATCAAGATTTCAAGAAGGTTGTCGAGGCAGATGGTGAAATGTCCTTTGAGGGTATTCTGAAACTGAATCAACCCAAACGAGGGAAACCATATTATGAACTTAAAGATGGTCGCCGATTCGATGCAATGGGATGGCCCATCTAGATAAAATTCAACACAATAGTTTGAAAAAAATGCAAAAAGGGAGTTGACAACAGCTCCCTTTTTTATTATATTCTATATGTAAGTTGATTGAAAGGAACTGCCCAATGGCTACCCGTGCTAATATTATGATCACCTCCGACTGGAAAAACTTTGCTGCGGCATACTGCCACTGGGATGGTGGTCTTTGGTATGTCGGTGAAGTGCTTAATGAGCATTACAATGACACTGACACTGTCCTTGATCTTGTTGCTCTTGGTGACATGTCTAGTCTGAAAGAGACTGTAGAAGAGACTGCGACTGATGAGGGGAATGTCTACAAAGAGCAGGATGGTGAAGTTGAGATGAAAACTGAAGAGAATGTTTTCATTCCTAACTGCGGTGAAGAATATCTCTATGTTTGGGATACTGAGAAAGAAACGTGGTTCGTCGGAACCTACTACACTTCCTTCCCTAACTGGCGGTCTCTGGATGTTGCTGTGATGCAGTTCAAGGATAAAGTTCCTGAGAAGATTATCTTTGGTGAAGACTACACTGGTCGTGTTTTCGACATGGTTGCATAAGGAGAAACAATATGTCTATTCAGGTTAAACCTAACATGAACAACAGCAAGGACATGAAAGTCTTTGCTACTGCAAAAGAAGCAGTGCTGTATCTTGAGGAATACACCGGAGGGACTTCTTCCGGTCGTACCTATGAAGAAAAACTCGAAGAATGGGTCTGGATCAAAAAAGCAAAAAAACTTTAAAAAAGTTGTTGACTTTTGGTTTAAACCCAAGTATGTTATATGAGTAGTCTAAAGAAAGGAAAAAAGATGGCTCACGAAATTGAAATGGTAAACGGTGTTGCTCAGATGGCGTATGCAGGTGGTCTGCCTTGGCATGGTCTTGGGACTCAGGTCTCTGACGATATTACCACAGATGGTATGATGGAAGCTGCTGGTCTTGACTGGACCGTATCTAAGCAACCTATGTACTACATGGACGACCTTGGCGAGATGGGCGAGATTCCCGGCAAGACTGCTCTGGTCCGCTCCTCCGACAACAAAGTCATGGATATTGTAGGGCAGGATTGGAATCCTGTGCAGAATGCAGAGGCATTCGAGTTCTTCCGGGAGTTTGTTGATGCTGGTGATATGCAGATGCATACTGCTGGTTCTCTCAAAGGTGGTAAGATGGTCTGGGCATTGGCAAAGGTCAATGACGGTTTCACTATCAAGACTGATCAGGGTGAAGACTCTGTAGAGTCCTACCTGCTGTTCTCTAACCCTCACCAGTACGGTAAGTCTATCGACGTACGGTTCACTCCGATCCGTGTAGTGTGCAATAACACTCTGACTCTCTCCCTGAATCAGAATGTTGATCAGTATGTTCGGGTTGGTCACCAGCGTCCTTTCAATGCTGAGGATGCACACGCTGCTCTGGGCATGGCACAAGAGAAGTTGGAGACCTATAAGGAAGCAGCTGAGTACCTCTGTCAGAAGACTTACACTACTGATCAGATGCTCGACTACTTCAACGCAGTCTTCCCTTCCGCTTCGAAGCGTGACTCTAACAAGTCCCGTGAAGCACAAGAGGTGATGCATACTCAAGCAGGTGCGTCTCTCGGTGAAGGCACCTTCTGGCAGTTGTTTAACACTGTGACCTACATGACTGATCATACGCTGGGTCGCAATGCCGACACCCGCCTCCAGTCTTCTTGGTACGGTCATAACCAGAATGTCAAGAAGAAGGCACTGGAACTTGCTGTAAATATGTAAAATGAATTGGGGGGAGCATCCCGCTCCCCTCTTACTATGAAAGGAACTTTGCTATGAATATTCTGAAAACTGTTTTTCTAACTCCAGGATATGTTTTAAATGCTGTTTGGTTTTTAGCATATCTTAGTCCCACAGAATGGGGTTCTAAACGCAACACTGCCAAAACATCAAGAATGAACAGCAAAGCAGGACGTATGTTTACCCGTTGGGCATTCTCTCTAGTCTTTTGGCCATTGTTTTTGTTTTTTGTAATTGTTGCATTTTTACCAGTAGAATCATAAAAAGGTTTGGTAGTATAATTATGAAAACTTCAAAGCAATCTGAAAAAGAAGTCAGTTTCTATGATGGCGATAAACTTATCGGCACTATCGACTACTCTGCTCATTCTCAGCACTATATCGAAGATGCAAAAGAGAATTGGCAAACAGGCGTTTTAACCGAGGCAATTATAGAAGCATTTGCGAAAAAAGCATAAAAAGTTTGGCGAGGGGGTTGACTTCCTCTCGCCAGTATGCTATATAATATATGTAAATTGATTTTATTAGGTTATTTGACATGATTCGTTTGATTTCTACTCTTTTCGTTTCTGCTATCGTTACTGCTTCCATGTATGCTATTGTCACTGCCCCTAAGACGGAAGCACATGAACTTGATTGCAACCTCGTCAGCTTTGGCGAATACGACTATACGCATGTATCAACTAATCTGCCGACACGCAATAATAATCCCGGTAACATCCGCAAGACAAAGGTGACTTACTTTGGCGAGACAACTAATGAATCTGGGTTTGAGTCCTTCGCTGCTCCTGAATGGGGATATGCAGCTATGTTTGATCTTCTTGACCGCTTGTACACTGGACTCACTCTAAGCGAAGCAATCTACAAGTGGGCACCTCCGGTAGAGAACGACACTGAGAAGTATGTTCGGTTTGTTGCCAAGAAGACCGGATACGATCGTAATGAATACAAAGTAAATGTGAATGATGAAAGCATCATCGAGTTTGCCAAGTGGATGTCTGTTCTAGAAGGCATGAAAGGTTTCTCTGATGATGACGTGACTATGGGCTATATGGTATGGGAGAAGTGCTACTAATGACTAAGTGTAATGGTTGTGGTACTGAACTCGTTGATGGTGGAGTAGATTGGTACTGTCCTAACAAAGAATGTTCCTATGAACGTGATGCAGCTAAAGCATGGTTGGCTGAATACAAAGAACAGAAAGAATATGAAAAGGCAAAGGAGATTATCCTTGCTCATGAAGACCATGAAAATTTATCACGTTTAAAATTCTATTGTGTATATCGTATGATGGAGTTGATCGAAGATAAAGAAAGCGTAGTGACGAAAACCGTAATTTTTAAAAGAGAAGATCCGGATGTTGACTGATTTTGAAATTAAACAGACTAATGATTATATTCGGGCGATGGAGATTATCCTACGTCATGAAAATATTGAGGAGCTGGAGAGTCTACAGCAGGATTGTAAGTATCGTATTAAAAAATTGAGGGAAGAGAATGAAACACAAGCGTTTATGTGAACCAGATTTCGGTAAAAAAGGTAACTACACTATCATCCTTCCTATTGATCAGGGAGTGGAGCATGGACCGCATTCAGCGTTCTTTGCTACTGATCATCCTGAGATGTTGGACGTAGATTATCAGGTAGATTACATTGCCGAGTTGTTACAAGAGGGATTAGTAGGTGCTACGGCACTACCACAGCGCACTGCTAACCTATTGAAGTTTTGGTATCCGCATTTGGCACAGGATATCATTATGAAATTAAATCATGGTAACAATCTAAATGACTGGATTGATCCGACTCAAGCAGTCTATGCAACTACAGCAGCTGCCCGAGAAATGGGTGGTGTTGGATATACGATCTATCCTGGTTCGATTGATCAAGACAAGATGATCAACTACTTTGGTAAGATTAAAACCCATGCCTCGCCAACATCAAAGACCATTCTCTGGTCGTATCCACGTGGTGGTGAATTTAATCCTATCTCGTTTGAAACCATAATGCATGCAGCATATATCGCTGCACAGTTGGAACCAGACGTAATCAAAGTTAAGCTTCCTGAGTATGATAGTATTGCAGACCTATGTATTCGTGTAGACCGTATCGTTAAAGCTGCTTGTGGTATCCCTGTGGTCTTCTCTGGTGGCTCTATGCGTAGAACTGATGGAATCCTGATGGAAGCAGAAGCAATTGCCAAGAATGGTGCGTACGGTATGATTGTAGGACGCAACGTATTCCAGCGTAAGCGTGATGAAGGTAAAAATCTATTGAGAGATATACACAAAGTGTTTAGGGAGAGTTAAAATGAAAACACTCATAGCAATACTGTTTGCTTTGGTTCCTAGTGTTGCTATGAGTCAGGTGATCACCAAAGAATATATGATTATGGAATATAACGACATTGCCAGTTTAGCTGCTGCTGAAGTTCTTGGATGTGGTAAAATCAATAAAGAAAACGTAAAAAGATTTAACGAAATTTTTGATACCTTTATGCTTGACAAAGCTGAAGAAGAAGGTTATAGTGTTACGATAGAAGATATTGAAGGATGGAAACTGGCAACACTAATTGAACAATATGATGCAATGAAAGGTATTCCATGTTCAGTTATCAATGAATCTATTGATGAGTTTAATGAAACAACTCGATATACTCGGGAAATATACGACTATTACACACCAGTAGGAGGGATATAAATATGGCCACACTGAAAAACAAACTGCGTAAGAAGCACTTTGATACTCAATTCCGTATGAAAAAGAAGTTAGAAAGGCAAGCAGCTTATGACTTGGAATATGCTCAGTCTTATGACATTAACGAGATTCTTTCTGGTAATGAAGCATATCAAGAGTTTTTGAGCGAAAAGAATAATGGATATTGAGAATAAAATTCTAACTAAAAAACGATTTTGTGATATGGTAGAAACTTATGTTTACACCAAGAAAGAATCCTATCTGGATGCTATCACAGATATTATGACACAACATTCTATTGAACCAGAAAGGATTAGCAATCTAATAAATACATCGATCAAGGATAAACTAGAAGCAGAAGCTCGTAATCTAAATTTCCTTGAGAGGATCAATACATTACCATTGTGAGGAACGAATGGGGAAATTTATGTTAAAACTAATCGGAATGTATATTCCATTTGTGCTAGTCATTCTTGGAATCGGAGCATGTTCTTTTATTTACAAGGACAGTCTTTTAGGTGGATTTGGTCAGTCAGAAGAGGTGATTGAAGATGCAGGAGAACTACCCGTTGATGTTGAACCTGTTGAAGAAAGTCCAACCTTTAATGATATTGTTACAGAAGAACCGACAACAGAGGAAGAATTGGAGACTGTGGATGAAGGAACAGAATCAAGCACTGACGGTGGACTTCCCCCAATCGGAGAATGTGTCTGTCCAGAAACCGACAAGTGACTATGAACATGTAGAACAAGATGGTGGGATTCCGGGATTAAGTCTGAAGGATATCCTATCTGTTGGTTCTCCATCTAGTATGGAGATAGAAGAAGGTTCAATCACCTTTGAAAAAAATGGTTGACAACACTTGAACTTTATAGTATGATACAAAACTTAATACTTCAGTAATACAAAGGAATATAAAAATATGTCTCTTGCAAATCTTAAAAAATCCCGTGGTTCTTCCATCGATAAACTTGTCAACGCAGCAGCAAAACTTAACGAATCTGCTGATGTTCGGAATGGTCCAGATGAACGTATCTGGAAACCTACTGTTGATAAGGCAGGTAACGGTTATGCTGTTATTCGTTTCCTGCCTGCACCGGAAGGTGAAGAACTTCCTTGGGTTCGTTACTGGGATCACGGTTTTAAAGGCAAGACTACAGGTATGTGGTATATTGAAAAATCACTTACCTCTATCGGGCAGAAAGACCCCGTAGGCGAATTAAACTCGCAGCTGTGGAATACTGGTCGAGATGAAGATAAACAGACTGCTCGGGAACAGAAGCGCCGTCTGCACTACGTCTCTAACATTTATATCGTTTCTGACTCAGGTAATCCTGAGAACGAAGGTAAGGTGTTCCTTTACCAGTACGGTAAAAAGATTCATGACAAACTGATGGAAGCGATGCAACCACAGTTTGAGGATGAAGACCCTATCAATCCATTCGATCTTTGGGAAGGTGCTGACTTCAAACTGAAGATTCGGAATGTTGAAGGATACCGTAACTATGACCGTTCTGAGTTTGCATCTCCATCTCCTCTGGCGGATGATGAGAAACTCGAAAAGATTTATGGTCAGGTACATCCACTGGGTGAGTTTACAGACCCTTCTAACTACAAGTCTTACGAAGAGCTGAAGGCACGACTGGATGCTGTTCTGGGTGCTAGTGGAACATTTACTCCACAGCAGGAAGAAGATTTGTCGATTACTGCTGATACTGCTCCAATGAAGAGCGTGGAACCAGTATCTGCACCAACTGTTGATGATGACGATGATAAGGATACTATGTCATACTTCTCACGTCTCGCAAACGAAGACTAGAAGTTAGAGAGAATCCCCGGTGTTTCCTTTCCGCCGGGGATTTTTTTATCTAGTAGGACCACCACTAATAAACTGAGTTGCGTCAAGAGTGCCAACATGATCATTAGAGGCAGTAGCAGTAGAACTACTTGCATTAGGTGATCCAGAGGAACCTGCACCACCACCTTGAGTGATGTTATTAGTAGTCTGGTATACTGTAGTGCCACCACCAGAAGCACCAGCCATACTGTTCAATTGTTGAACTGCCATACCACTTTGAATCTGCTGCCTTTCTAATTCTAGATTAGAGATATTTTGTTCTAATTGTTTCTTTGCTAACTCAACTAATCTTCTGTCAGCGCCAGCAGTTTGTAATACCCCTGTTAATCTATCCTGCTCTGCAAGAATTCTTACTTGTTCTTTTTCTAAACTTGAACCCCTTACACCAGCTTCAAGTCGAGCAAAAAATCCTGTAGCGGTTGGATCGCCAAGATTACTTAAATCAAACTGCGCTTTACCTGTTACTTGCCCCAATTTATTCAGTGCAGAATCTTGCGCAGATAATTTTTCATTTAATGCTTTTATTTCTGCATCTAATGCTTTCTCTTGGTCGCTCTTGAAAAATTCAGAAAGAACAGGAATAGACCGAAGTCTGTTGATCAGTCCTTGAAAAATATTAGTAAAGAGTTGTACCGTATTAGCAATCATATTTTCGATAAATGTAGATAAATTGAATGGTTTATCGGGGTCGCCAAAGTTAAATATACCTTTGACCCAATTAACTGCTTTATCTATAGGAAGAAAAATAAGATCAATGAGACTATCAACACCTAAAAGGTTTTTAAGTCCATCCCATAATTCTTCTAATTTTGCTTTTGGATCAGCAAAAAGTTCTTTGACAAAATTTATACTGTTTTCAATAACATTGAATACAACTGTGATAATTTTGTCGAATGTTTCAGCAAAACTAAATTTTTTAAGTGCATCCGCAGTTTCAGTGAATCCCATCATACGGGCGACATGGGCGACAGCATCTGTCAGTAGGTCTAAAGGCGCAGCAATAATATTATCTACAAATCCTTTAAATGCTCCTTCAAGACCACCTAAGACACCACCCTCTTCATATCCTTTGAGAAACCCTTCTATGGTAGCAAAGGTGGCAATAATGCCAGTGATGATTAAACCGACCGGACCAAGGAATCTACCAACACCTTTGAACATTTTAAGGAGTTTACCGCTAAACGTCGCCAAGGTTCCCAAGAATGCTTTGAGTCCAAAGAATCCCAAGAGACTACTCATTAATCCGCCCAAGAGACCACCACCGCCTCCTCCAGCACCACTGCCACCAGCACCGCCAGCAGTCATACTCGGCGCTTCAAATCCAACGCCTTCACGCATTGCTTCTAAACGGTCTAATCTGTCTTGTTTATTCAACTCAAGAAGCTCTGTTACTCTATCAGTAAGAGATTCCATCTCAACCTTAATGTCTTGAGTTTCTACTAACTGCTCTTCATTAATCGCTGCTAGTCTATCAATAACGTCCGTTAAAGCCATTTACTGTCTCTGTTTCTGTTTCTCTGCTTCTTCTTTTAACCATTGTATAAGCATAGTAATATAGACTTCACGTTCCCAAGGCATCATATTTTCAAGTTCTGTCAAAGAATATTTATGGTGCTGCATCAACTGAAAATTTAGTGTATAGTGATTTACTAAACTATCATGTGAGAGGCATACTAAAAAAAATCGTTAGTCCCCTTCAGAGTGACCTCGTTTTCATGTTCGCAACTTTCACATGTAAACTTCACATCATGTTTCATCTGAGGTAAATCTTCGACAAACTTTCTAACTTCTTCAAACTGCTTATTACTAAACGATTCAAGGAATGCCATTACTTCTTCTTTAGGTTCATCAGCAAAACTAATCTTTTCTTCTTCTGTCTCTAAACTCTCCAGGCAAATTGCAATCAAATCAAAAATCTGCTGTGTCTGAGATGTATTATTCTTTTCATTATCTAACATAGTATTTGTGACTTCAGATAACACAGGATACTTGAGCGTCAGAGTCATATCATCAGTAAGTTTAATCGGTTTAATTGTTTTAGGAACTGCAACCTTAATCTTACTCAAGTCAATACTAACTTGATTCGGTGTACTACACTCTGAACACTTAATATTAATGTCAGAAGATTCACCTACAGACTTAGAACGAATCTGTGTAAACAGATATTCAATATCGAATACAGGAAGATTATAGACATTAATATCTTCATCAATACATGCTGCAATGGTATCAGAGATTGCGTCTAATGCGATTTTTTTATCTTCAGACTCCAATGCCATCATTAGAATCTTTTCTTCCTTGACAAGATAAGGTCTGAATTTTACTTGTTTGCCATTAGAAGGAATTTTTGTGGTATATTTAATCGACTCATTAAGTTTAGGTAAAGCCATTTTATAACTCCATTAAGTAGTGCGTTCCCAATCAGTAAATGCTAACTGTACATTGAGTTGTGTGATTTGATTCTGGAGACCATCTCCAAGTTCGATAGGATTAATTGTAACAGGAAATGCTCTGATAAGTTTCACGCCATAGATGACAGATTCTTCTTTTTTATCTAACTGTTCAATTTCAATATTTTCTGAATATTCATTTTTATATGAAAGTTCATAGGTATCGAAACCGATAATCTTTTCATGCCAGTCTTCAAAATAGTTCTTGACAGAATACTCATTATCTAGTAAGAAAGTTAAACTCACATCGTCAAAGATAAATCCATATGGCATTTTTTGTGTAATCATGCCAATACGTCTTTCAGTAGTAGTGATCTGTCTGCCCGGCAAGTTTGTTGCTTGGCAGAGAATATCACCTTCTCTATTCAGACCCGGAATCTTAATTCGATACCTATCTGGTTGTGCAGGTGGTTTGCTTGCAAACGCACCTTTTAAATCTTCAATAGTCGCCATTAGGCTGTCATCTTTCTTCTAGAATCTCTATATACTTCACTGCTGCTTGCCTTCTCAAAGTCTGCAGTCGGCAAGAACGTAGCAATCTCCCATTCAGGCGCTGGCACTAATGCAAGTCTTGATCTTACATGAGCATTCAAATATCTTTTTAGACATGGTTTAAATGCTCTCAATCTAGACGCACGTTTTAGCATATCATACGAAAGTCTGAAACGAGTAGATTCATCATATCTTTCATTATTTATAGTGCCAAGCAGTGCATCTAAGAATTTTGCTCTGGTTGCAAGAGGTAAATAGTGTAAGTTTAGACCCATAAACCCACGAGGTGCTGGACCTACCATAATAATCAGTGGGAATCTATCGTAGTAGGGCAGAGTCTCTTTGTGCTTTGGATCATAGAAATACATATACATTCTGCCAACAGCAGGACGACTACGTAATTCAATAGGATCTTCTTTCATCAGCTTACTTCTGCTGACATTTAGATTCTTTGCCTTGTTCATAAACCATGCACGGGACTCTTTACTCCGAGGAGTAATCCCTTTACGAAAAGCTTCAAACTCTAGTTTTTGAAACAGACTTGCCATTTAGAATTTCATTCCCATTTGTTTTAGTGTATGCTCAGTCCATATCTGAAATTCATAACCATTATCTAAGCAGTATTCTTTTGCTGCTTTCCACTTACATTGATTCTTAACATATTCCAGAGATTCAGATATAAATCTTTTTGTCCTGCGTTTACCTTTTGGCGGTTTAGTTTGCTTGTCTGGTTTAATCTCTACCAGAATCGTTCTTCCGTCCTTCATATTTAGTTTTAAATCAACAAAATACCGATGGTATTTGTTATCAATCGCACTAATATATGGTATCACAGTTTCTTCTGAAGACCATGATTTGATATCAGATTGATTCTCTACCCATTTGAATGCAAACTTTTCCCAGTACGATCTATAAATAACCTGAGTATGGTCTCCATCGTATTTCTTAGGTTTCTTGACTTTGTATTTACCTTTGTAAGTTTTCATAGCACCATATAAATAAATATAAATTACCAAAATATTTATAGGATAACTAATGGCTGGAGCACTAAAATACCCTATTGAACAGGATGAGAAATACAAAGCTCGAGTATCTTTCATGGCAAAGGGGTCAGGTGGATCGTTTGGCGGTATCGCTAATCTGTATTTCCCAGAAGCAGTAAGTTTCTCTGATGGGTTGGTGTATGACAATGCCAACTTAGGTATTGCTGGTGAAATTGCTAGAAGAGCGGCGGGTGGATATACTGATGTTGCCAGTGAACTTATGGCGCAGAATATCGCTAAGATTGCTGCTAACACAACCGCTAAAATTGGTGAAGGCGCAACTGCTGTAATGGACACTTTAGGCAGCACACAAAATTTAAAAAATTTGGTAACAGGCAATAATCCAACAGTCAATCAAATGTTTAGTTTGGGTGTGCAGGGGTTTGGTGGCGAAATAGGCGCTGGTGTTGCTGCAGGAACAGCAG